ACGCTTGTCGAACATATTATCTTTTGATCCTGGGGTTTTACGATTGTTATAATGCAGAAAAACTTGTACGCATTCTTTGCCTCTAAACTTATTTCGCCAATGCTCTAGCTCACAGCCAGAATAAACCAGCATATCTCCTGGTTTTAAATCTACTTTAATACCTTTTGCTTGACTAATAGTAGTTATTTTTTTACCGTCAGGTATACCCACATTTTCATTGGGACTTAAATATATAGGCCAATCATCACCAGCAAGATTCATAGTAGTAGATATTTCACAACTAAATCTATCTTTGTGTCTTTTTAATTCATCGCCTTTTTTATAGATTCTTGCATAAGTATATGCAGGGTATAATTTTAATCCTGTTACTTCTTCCATTTTAGGTTGGCATTTTAACATTAAAGTTTCCATAGCAACATTAGAATACTGACTATAAGTTTCTGGTATCTGTTCATCTTGTCCTTCGTAATGACCTATAATATTTTCAAAAGGCGATATATATCTTGTTGCTCTACAAGTATCATAAACTTGTTTTTGCATTAAAAAATAGTTTGCAATAAAAGCTGCAAGGTCTTTTGATATTGCTTGACGAATAACTGTATATTTATTTTTTTTAAACGACATCTTTAGCCATTTCTTTTGGCACTGCTTGTATATTCCAATGTATAAATCTAAATGGTTCAATACCAAAATCTACTGCATATTCGTGTTCTAAATAACCTGGAAATATAATTAATGTACCTGGTTTTGGACGTAAATTAAATTGTTCGTGACCTGGCCACACACCTTTTATATTTGGTTTCATTTTTAATTTTGTACATCTTGCACCGGTCTTTGGTTCGTGAAATACAGGGTAAGAAGTTTTATCACTACACTTTAAAAAATAAAAACCTGATACGTGTTGGTTCCAATGTATGTGTGCTGAATGATGACCACCACCTTTTTTAGCAAACTCTTGTAC